TAGGGATTTGCAGTAACTTCTGCATATATGGAAAACACCCCCCCCCCCCCCGGCGGGGGGGGGGGGGGGGGGGGGTTTTCCTTTTTATTTTCGTAATCGTCTACAATGCCTTGACAGTAAAATTTACTGTGGTACCAACAATCTCCATCAGCTGATTACCGATCGCCGTAACCAGTCCAGGACGTTCATCAAAAAGCTGCTGCAAAACTTCTTTTTCTGGAAACAGTAATACGTCAAACAGCAGTTGTTTTGTAGCCTCGCCTGTTTTATCCTTTTTCATCAAAGTAGACTGGAAGCGATCAAACATAGGTCGTGTCGGTTTCCTGATATAGATGTCCTGATCGCAAACATCTTCTTCATCTGCTGTCAGTAAAAATACCTTCCCATATTGTGTTTTCCAGTCCTTAATTTGTTTCTCTGTTACCTGCATTTTAAAATCCTCCATTATTTCCAGGCTTCTTTGCCGTTGATCTTAATATTGCCTAAAATGATAAAGTCCAATTCAATACTGGTTTCTTTGTCGCCCTGTTTGTGACTGTTTTTTCGTTTTGTGAACATACATTGCTCCAATGTATCAGTCTGGATAGCTTCACCGTCTTTAGCATAGCTTGCCACGATGGGCCAGGGTTCCATCTCATAGATGCTGCAGCCTGCAGATTCTTCCATTTTGATAAATTCTTCACGCCGCATCGTCAATTTTCCGGTACCTTTATAGTTACCGCGACCAACGCCGACAGGCTTAGAACCTTTACCATAAAGAGCTTCCAGCTCCCTTTCATCGTCATAATCGATACTGGTAATATCAATTAGTTCGCCATGATCCATATTTAACGTAATACTTTCCCAATCATATTTAATACCTTTGATCAAAGCTTATCCCTCCGCTTCCGTAGTCAAATAAGGATTTTCAAAGCCGATATCGATTTCAATTTCCCGCATGATCGGCACTGGTACGATCCTAATTTTCGTTTTTATTTTACTTGTAGACCAAACATCCTGATCGTCCGGAATAACGACGGTACCGGAAATGATCTCACCCTCACCGATCTGAGAGTTGAGCGCATGACTTAAAAAGGCTTCTAATGCTTTGGGGCCTTCTGCCGGGATTCCTGATTTAACTTTTTTCAGAGCCTGCGACCGTACCAGTTCACAGCTGTGATCCATTACACGACGATTTTCTTCCTGTTCATAATCGCTGCCGTTTTCACTCATCATCCGGCCATTGGTAATGTAGATACCATTTAAACCAATAAACTTGCGAACTGTAGTAAACCCGGCATTATCCAATGCCAAAATTTGTGCATTATTGAGATCTGCAGGCTGAATATTCACAACACCATTTAACCCGCCTTTTTCTACAGCGCCCGGAGATTCCTGGCGTTTTAATGTCGAGATCTGGCCGCGAATGATGCCATGCAGATTTCTTACTACCTGCTTTCCTGTAAGCATATCAACAACAGTACCAAAAGCAGCACACACACCTACACGGGTAGATGCAAAATTAGCACGTGCATTGCTTAGATATTGGACCCATTCATCTGTAGTCTGGTTTCCAGACTTATACGGTGCGTCAGCTTCAATATAGCAATAGCGGTAGTCTGCCTCTGCCTGTTTGGCCAAAACATCCAGCGCTGTCCAAACTGCAGGATCACTTTCCCCACAAACATGGATACATTCATAAGTCAGAGCAGAATCCAATAACACCTGTACTGCAGCAATAATATTGCCTACAGACGCTTGCGGTGCGGTGGTTTTGAATTTCCAAACAGTACCGGCAATAAAATCACCGGTAAACGTCATTTCCAGTCCGGTATCAGCCAAGGTATATTTCCCAGTAGACGGAACAGTAATGCGGTCACTGTAGCTGCTTCCACCATCCAAAGAATAACGGAAGGATGCAGCATTTAATGCACCGCTACCGGTAATTTCAACAATGACATCATAGGCATCCAGCGGCTTGCTTGCTGATTCAACCTTCAAAGTGCTGGTATCACCGTCGGCTGCAGTTTTTACAACTTCGCTGATAGTACCAGGAATATCAGCGGCAGCTCTTACGGCATAAATCGTTTTGCTGCCGCCAGTAAAGGAATCTGCCAAAGAATCAACCAGCACGCCACTGCCAAAATTTGGAACGATCTGATCGGAATCAGACAGCAGTGCAATAGTGTTTTCCCTGCCTTTACTAGATACACCGACTTTAGCAATAATACCAGCACTGCCTCCTGGCAAAATACCAAGACCATAATCTGTAATACTTAAATAAACATCCGGCAATCTGTTCGCAGTCATGTCAAACTCCTCTCAATGGGCCTTTTACAAACCCATTAACAGCGGCTTGATACTCTTTTAAAGTTACTTCCTTGCCGCTGACCCAATTTCTTCTTACTTTCACACCAGCCAAAATATGTGCCGGTGTTTTTTCCTGTTCTGACCATACTTCAATAGTTTTTAACACATCTTTTTCTGCCATATTTACCTCCTGATAATCTCCGTTTCCAGCTCAACAGCTGTGATCAACGGTACTTCACGCGTGATATACACCCCGCCTACAGCAACAACTGTAATGATCATTTCATTTTTCATTGCTACCTCACTGTCTGCAGGATCACTACCAGATTCACCTAACGATAATTCAATATCGTAGCCATAATCATCTTTGATCCGGCGTGCGAGGCCGATCATAAATGCAGCGCTTAACGCACATAATCTGTCTAAATTGTCAGCGGCTATCCGCACGCTGGCCTCTAAAGTCACTTCAGACTTTTTATAGTGATAGGTACGCCTGCCGTCCCTATCAACATATGTAACTTTTTCATTTTTGATTTCATATTTGGCAGCTTCCGGCATCGAAACCAAGGCCCACTCTTTAGGCTTTGCGACCCCTGCATCTTTGGGATCAGTAAATACCTTGGCACAGCCTATTTCCATTAAATGCCGCTCTAAATACAACTTGACCGGTTTTCTTATCATTTCATTGCCTCACTGATCGTTTCCCTAAACAAGCGCATGATCTCCTGTTTATCATCGGCGCTGATGCCAATAAATGGCCGTGCCGGTATCTTCACTGACTTTTTCATAGCCCACCTGCTGCCAACCTTAAAGCGCAGGAATTTAGCTTTTTTAGCCCGGATAGTACCACCTTTCTGGTGTATCCTGGCATATTTTACGTTAGTACCTACCTCAACACCAGCACGGCTAAAGCGTTTGGTTATAGAATTTCTGAGACGCCTGGATTCGACCAAAGTTTGCCCGGTACCTTTGCGGCCTCGTTTCCACTTGCTACCGTTTGGCGCACGTCCATTCTTAAAACGCTCATGAGTTGTACTGATCAAAACTTCACCGATATTCTCATGCAGTTTTACAAAATCAACATTTTCCAATCGATTCAGCACTTTAGTCAGCTTTTTCCAATCTCCATGCACCTCCACGTTTAATAACCTTTCATCTGATCACGCGAAAACAGCCTCTTATTCGATGCAATACGCAGGTTAGATGTGCCAGCAGTGTTGCTACCAGAACCGCCAGAATTTACTCCCGGCAGCTCTACAACACCTTTAGCGACTTTAGTCAGATATTCAATGGCCATTTTATAGCGTATATAGATTACATAATCCTCGGATTCTTCCGAAAAATTAAAACCCTGGCGGCTGAAAATATGGAACAGAGCCATATCAACGCAGTACTTTTGTAATACTGCAGGTACATTTTTAAGTGGCAGCTTATAACGGCAGCAGTACGAATCAATCTCAGAGGCAGCCTGACTGATTCCGTATTCGATCACATCAAGCTGCAGCTGGCCGTTTTCATCGCTGGCAACGCGCCCCAAAACCTCCGGCCTTACCTGATGCTGTAGATCTGCTAACGTGCAATACATGATTACTTACCTGCGCCAGTGCTGCCATAAGCCAGCTGCCACAAAGTATATCCTGCATTACCACGTGCCTCCACACCATAGATAAATTCTTTGTGCATAAATACGCGATAATCATCAGGATCTGTCATGGCCACAAACTCCGGTGCTTTACGCCGCTGGAAAATAAGCGGTTTGATTGCTTTAGTCGTATCCAGCAAGAACCACGCCTTGGGCGCTGCGGCAAGCTGCGGCACGACCAGAACTTCTGCAGTGTCCTTATAAACATTGCTCTCCGGAACATAACTGACCTTGCCATCTGTGTCTGTATACTTTTGAGCGATATTTTCTGCCTTCACAATTTTACGTGCAATACCTTCCAAACTGGGCGGCACTACTAAAAGATTCGGTACTAACCCCAACGGTTTATCTTTTTCATTCGTGTAACTCATGATCGCTGTCCTGGCTTCAACGTAGCTTTCTACATCCAGAGCCGCCGTACTCATATTGCTGATTTTTTTCTTTCCGATCAGATGATCAGCGCTGAAAAACGGTTTCCCATCATAACACTTTTCAACAAAGCCGGCAGCTAACGCAGCATAAACCAGTTCATCCGGCCACATTGTTGCAGCCGTACCCATGCCCTGTACCAACGGCGCATACACACCATAAGTATCATCTTCAATATCGTCACGATTTACAGTAACAGAATCCTCAAAAGGCTTATTATCCAGAGTATAGCCATTGGCTTTCAGTTTTTGTAATACACGTTCACCGATCCATTCTTTCAATCCTGGCATAGCTCCCAGCCAGGCGTAGGTTTCCGATCTGGTGGAAGATGGTACCAACATCGCCAGCTGCTCCCATGTCGGTTTGGCCATTCCAATACCTTTATTAAAAAGAGTATTGAACGAATTTTGAATACCAAGTAAATTTTTACTGTTTACAATCATCAGTTAGATCCTCCAATCTCAACCCAAACTTTATCGCCAACAATTTCAACTACGATACCAGCTGCCGACCGTGTAGCCGCATCACCACTTTCACGATCTTTAGCCGCTACCTCACTGGCTCCAACTGCATAGCAGGGTTTAAAAACATGTTCCTGCTTGATCATATCGGCTCCTGTTGAATTATCAAGTAAAAATAATCCCTTGCGCCGTACGCAAATATGTTTCACTTCTGTTTCCGCAGCAACGGTACTTTCAGCAATACCAATAGTAACCAGACCAGTTTCTTCTGCGGCGGTTTTTGCATACCCTGTACTGTCAATAACTACCATGCAGCCTTCTTCGATAGTAGTTCCAACATTCACCGGAAGTACTACAAACATACCTTCACGCCACTCTGTAACTCTTTCAGCCATTATTTTTCCTCCTGTTTTCCATATTTTTTCAAATCATCGGCGGTCAATCCCAAATTTTTATGGATCAGCATTTCCTGGTCATCTGCATCCTGTTTCGGTTTCACACCTTCACCGCCAGCCACTTCACCGGTAGGCACGACAGCTCCTGCAGCAGTCATCGCCAAAAAACCTCTAAATCCCTCTGGATCCTTTAAAGCGTAAGTTTCTGCCCATTCCTTCTGTGCCGGTGCGATTTTTCCGTCTTTCAAGGCCGCAGTAACCAGTTCATCCTTTACTTTTTCTGCCAGTTGCGTCTGCAGCTCCTGGTATTTTTCCACCTTCACAAAACCCGCAGGATTCTTCATCGCGATGATCTTACCTTTGATTGCATTGATGTCGGCCTTATCATCGACCTCCAACAAATCGCGCAGTTCCTTATTGATGCTGACAGATTCTTTTTCCACTAGCGCCTTAACAGATGCAGCAATGTCAGTTTCTGATGCCGTTTCCGGCAAGCCCAGCATTTGAGCTAACAGTTTCAAAAATTCCATATTATCCTCCATTTCATCTTCAAGATCGTTTTTAGCTACCAAAGGGATCATACCATCTATAGCCGGATCATTGGTTAAGGCCGCACTATGCAGAGCTACTGCCCTGTGATCGGAAGTCCTTACCATGATCACCGGCGACAAATACCGGTATTCCTTGTTAGCTACATAGCTGCCACCACGTTCAGTCCATTCTACAACACCGAACAGCCCTTCCCCTTTTCTGTATTCCAGTGCTTTGATCCAAGCCGCTGCAGGTGCCTGCATGTTGTACAAAGTCTGATGTTCGTAATCTATCACCAGATCATTCTTTTTATTTTCATAACGAGCCAGCAGTTCATGCGCGGCCTCATCATCAAAAATAAAATTGCCCTTAGTACTTTTTACTTCGCCATACGGTATCAGCATGATTTTTGCAGGTGGCCCGCTGGAATCACAACAGACTGTAATACATGGCACTGCAACTTTTTTCAATTTCATCCGGTTGCTCCTTTCCTTTACCCCCGTTCAAAACCCCTTTAATCGCCTTCAATTTACTTCAAATTTCAGTATAAGGGTAATTTATCACGTGGCGTTCTTGACTATGCTTAAAACGCAAATATCACTTTTGCAGGTAAGCCTCTTTTAAATCACTGTCGATGTTTGACAGATCAGGTTTATATTCCGTCTTAGCCGGATTCACATCAAAACCCTTATCCGGTTTCCAGTGAGTGATCTCACCGGTTTCGATATCAACAGTAGCACGCGGCATCCCACGCTGAATATCTATACCGCGTTGCTTTACCTGTTGCGCCGACAATGTGATTACACCACAACGGCAGCCAAAACCATTAGGAGGATACCACTCATCCCAAAACGGATCATCATACCTCCTGACTTGACCATCCATCATTTTATGTGTTGGCCTGGTTCTTTCATCGTTAACCGCGTCATACATCCAATACGGTCTGGCCTCAACTGCGGCAGCCGTCGTCATCTGCTGGTAACGTCCAACTTGATAAGCAGTCTGTACATTCTGCCTAAATACCAGATCAATATGATGCGGTAGCTGCCCTTCCCAGCCTTTGCTTTCCAACAACTCTGTAAGGCCTTTTTTAAACTCTGCTACGGTTTGGCCATTACTTAAAGACTTTTTAATAGCGTCAAAAATATCTTGCATGTACTCCATCTGCGTCACGCTGGCCACAGTAAAAGCTTTGCTCTTAACTGCGTCCAGCAACTGTTTAAATTCAGCTGGTCGCATTGGTACCTTATCGCCAAAATATTTAACTGCTTGTTCAAATTCCAAAGGCTTCAATTCATCAATTACATTTACTTTATCGCCGTTCATTGCAGCAATTTCCTGGCTGCCAAAAAGCTGAGCAGTAAAAAGTGCTCTTTCCAAAAGTTCCTGCAACTTTTTCTTATTCAACCCTTTATAAACACTCAGCAGTTTTTCCCTCAGCTCTTTCAGATCAACGGATTCTTCTATGACTTTACGAATCCCCGCCATATCGTCCGCTGTAGCCGCAACACCTGCAGCTCTCAGTTCACTGACAAATTTATCAATGACGGCCTGTGACTTTTTTTCGGAATTCTTTAAAGCTAACAACTGCAAATCATCTTTGAATGGCAGCGGCAACGTACCGGCAGCAGGAGGTTTAACAAGGGCCTCACCTTCCTGCGGTGTTGGAATTCCAAAAGCCTCATACATATGCGCATTAGATACTGGTAATCCGATGTCACAAATAATTTTTTTATACCGATCTGCCTTCTTATCCGCATCTTCCTGTTCCTCCGTTGCAAATTTCAGCCACGGTACTTTTACCTGTGGTCCAAAATTAAACAGCACCAACGGTGCAAACAGGTCACGCCTCAATGTCTTAGCCAGCGTTTTAGCATCTGATCTGACCAGATCCTTACGCACTTGATTTTGCGTTTCTCCTAAGGCTCTGCTGCCTCCGGCAGTTCCGACTTCTGTAGTCAGCGTCTGACCTAAAACTGCTTTGGATATTTCTGCATTACAAAAGTTAGCTAAATTCGTAAAAAGTTCGCCGTCACTTTTTACAGCTTCAACAAATTGTACTTCGGTATTTTTATTGATCACTCCAGCCGCATCACTGCCAATACTGATAATGGCACGCATCAATGCTTCCTTATCTTCCTGCGTGGCGCTGGTATCATACTTACCGATACGGATCGGCATGCCATAAACTTCCGAAAAAGCCAGCCAGTCTTTGACAGTATAAGTCTTAAACAGCGTCATCCAGGTCACGACCCACATCACACCGGCCCTGTTAGGTCTGCCGCTGCGTGACTTGTTTTTGTTGATTACAAACTTATTCGGGGGCAACTCCATCCCATTTATCGGGTTTTCATCGTTCAGTAGCCGCATTTCCTGATAGTCGCCAAAACAGAACTTCTTAGGTTCGCGCCATTTCAACTTTGGATAAGCTCTGCCATTTCTGATATCCCAAAGGATCTCCATCACGCTAAAGCCTTTACCAATAGCATCCAGTAGATCCATAAAAACATCTTCCATATCCAAACATTCATCTACAACATTTCTGACAAATTCGGCCACTTCATGATCAAGCTTCTCCTGCCCAGCATCCATGATCTCCCAATCCAGCCCCATCACCGCACTTTTACGGGTTTGGAACTGGCTGAAAACATGCGTGTCTTTGCCTTCCAGTTCTTCAAAAAGCTCCATCAGACGGTAAATATCACCCTGGTCACTTTCCCTGAATATCCTGGCTACCTTTGCAGGCGACAAGTTATTAGATGGATACGTCGAATATTTATCTTCAAGACGGATAGGCGCATATTCGACGCGATCAGGTTTTTGTATTTGCTTATACGGTTTTCCGTCTGCTCCCAATATCATCAATAGCCCACCTCCTGTCTTTTGATCCTGCGCTTCCGGATAGATTCATATTCTACATGGCCACTTTTCCCTGCTTTTCCGGCATGCTTGGCCAAGGCGCTGGCCCAAAACCTATCAGCATGTCCATTCTCGTTACGATCAGCGTCATAACGGATGTTATTGGCACTTGTAACGATTTTTTTGACAGCGTGCATATCGTTGCGGATTTCCTTCTGGCTTGGTATCCGTAGCCGTTTATCTTCAAAGAGCTGTTTTTGATACAGTGCCAGATCCTCTTTTACGGCAGATGTAAAAGTAACTTCCTCAACTTTATTGCCGTATTTCTCTCTTGCTTCCTCTGCCAGCTGCGCACCAATACCAGTACTATCTATACAGGCCCGGCGCAGCTTTGGCAGCTCCAAAAATTTATACAGTGTTTCACGCTGCAGCCTAAATGGCATTTTTTTTAAAACAAGTACCATTCGCGTCCAAAAAACATCGCCCTTTTTCTCGTCTATCCAGATTACTGACAAGTCCTTTTTCCTGCCGATGTCCATGCCCAGATACAAATCATCTGCTGGTTCAAAAGCCTCCGGCAATTCGACTGTAGCCTCCGCATCCTCACAGGCAGCAATCATTTCAAAAGTGATCATGGCGCTGGCTTCATCTAAAAACTCACCGCAATATTCCTGCAGCCAATCATCTTCACTATCGCAGGCAGCACGCAAGGCTTCGATATCAACATCCAGCCCGTCTGCTTTAGCACGGTAAATATTCACAAAATGCTTCGACCAGCTGGGATTATTCCAAAGCTCATAAAACTTGCCACTCTTACCGTTCGGCGTTGATATAACGCGTACTTTATAGCCACGTGTGACCGTAGGCAAAAGAGCCGTCCATATCTTTCTCGCATCACGATGGAAAGCAAATTCGTCCAGAATAACATTACCGCTAAAACCACGGGCCGTATCAGGATTTGCTGGCAAACCGATCGCCCGGCTGCCGTTAGGAAATTTTACTTCCAGCATCGTATAATCTAAAGAATCAGCTTTAAAGGTACTTTGAAGCATCTCTGCAGCAACTCCCACTGCCTGGGCATGCTGCTTGACCTTTTCCATATACTCCTTACTTTGCCGTTCCCCGGCAGATAAAATTACCCATAACGACCGCTGACTGACACAACTCAAAACCACTTCCAGCGCACTGCAAAAACTAAAACCGGTCTGCCTCCCTTTATCGCAGATCTTAAAACGACTATCATCGTTAACCCACTCCTGCTGATAAGCCAGCAGCGGTACTGCCGCCTGATGCTTTTTAGAGAATCCCATAGATTTCTTCCTTTATTTTTCGCAGCGTATCCGCGTCTATACCTTTGGATGCGGCCACATTCTCGATGTTCTTAACCGCTTCATCAGCCTTACGGCGGCTTTCAAGCTTCAACCTCTCTCTGGCAACCGTACTGCGTTCCAGCATTGACAGGGCCTGAATCAATCGGTCTGCCTTAACTTTCGTCAGATCGATATTATTATTAACAAGATGTTCCAGGATCAGCTGCTGCGTCAAACTGCTGGCCGCTTCGATAAGTTCCGTAGCCGGTTTATCGCTGCCTTCATCCACAATCGTCCTGGCTTGTTCCCGTGCCAGTTTCAAGCTTTCCATCTTACTCAAAAATTCTTTGCCATAATTACCTACAGCACTTCTTGATATAGGATGTCCTTCATCAGTGATCCACTGACTGATCTCCTGATAGGTAAAGCCCTCAGTAAACTTTCGGTGTATCGCGTCCCGAAGTTCAGCGGGCAGCTCCGCAATTTTTGGATGTCCCCGGTTTTTGCCATTTCTAATCACGCAGCATCACTCCCGGATCAGCGTCAATGTTGCCTTCGATTAGGTCGATACCTTTCGGAGTAAGTTTAACCAAACGGCGCGCTACGCCATAGGCGGCAACATTTTCACTTTCAATGTAACCTTTTTCTTCAAGGTAAGTCAGGTACCCGGAAACAACTGCCGGTGATACTATATACTGCATATCCTGCAGGATCTCGTTGATCAGTTTGTCACCGGTCTGATATGGATAATTACGTTTTAAAATTCCTACAATCTGCCCGCGGATCTCTTTGGCAGATACCGCGTCCAAAAGTTCCATTTATTCACCGCCCGTCCCCTGCGCCCTCAGCGCATCTATTTTTTTTGATAGAGCATCAAAGCCCTTTTCCATTTTGTTTTCCATATTAGATACCGCCCGCAAAAAATCTTCCCGCAAGACGTACTTGATCGGCATATCTGATCGCATCTGCTCAAAATCTGCACGCAGATCCTTGATCGCCAGTTCGTTTTTTTCCTGGCTGCGCTGCATGGATGACCGGATATCTTTCACGCACCACCCTATAGCTCCCATCATGATCATCATCGCCGTCCCCATAATTGCAATAAACAGGCTTGTTAAAAGTTTCGCATCCATCAGAAATACAACTCCAATCCTGCGCCGCCTTCTTTAAGCTCGCTTCGACCGGTAAACAGCCTGCCTTCACCGCGTACATAATAACCAAAGTTTTTAGAAAATCTATGTCTATAACCGATTTCCTCAAGGCTGCGGCTGTTAAAGCCATAGCTGACAGCATTTTTCCGTGTTTTATCAATTACCGGTATTTCCAGCTTAATATTAGCTTCCGTCGATTGGTTCAGAACCAGCTTGCCAGCTTCAAACTTTTTACTCTCCCCGGGAAGCAAAGACATGCGCATCTGCTCGCCGTTCACTTTCAACGTTACAGCTGGCTGTGTCGAGTTCAATTCAACGTCAGTCTGCTCGCGGACAACGCTGGTGCTGCCGTCGCTGTTCGTGACAGTGACAGATTCTTTAGGCACATAAACAACTTCCGTTTTGCTGCCTGCAGTCGTGCTGCCGGTAATATAGACAGGCTTTTCCCTGATCGTGTTATTTTGCACGATCGTATTTTCCTGACGTGGCCCAAACGTATATACACATAACCCGCCCAAGAAAAATGCCAAAAGCAGCGCTGCAAGTTTCCAAAATTTATCCATCAGCAGTATTCTGCAGCATAGCGGTCAACGGCTCGGCCAATTGCTATTGCAATATCAGCCTGGCGTTTAGGATCGCACAGCTCTGCTTCCTCCTGCCAGTTTGTAATGAATCCCATTTCCACAAGTACCGCAGGCATATTTGTTTCCATAAGCACTGTAAAACGAGCTTCCTTATCAGGATCACCGTCAGAATAATCTGTGCGCTGCAGCTGGTCTGGAAACATCGCTGCCAGTTCCTCGTAGATCATAGTTGCAAACGGATCCGCTCTGGTTTCGCCAGGGCTGGTAAAAACTTCCATACCTTTGGCAGCAGTATTCTCTGCAGCATTACAGTGCAGGCTAATAAACAGATCTGCCGCCGCATCATTGGCAATATTCACGCGACGCATCAAAGAATATAAGCGCTCATCGTTGCATTCACGTGTCATAACAACCTCGTGCCCACGCGCCTGTAAATTCTCTTTTAAAGCCAGCGCTGTGTATAAAGTAATATCACTTTCCAGGCAGCCACGCTGCCCAACTGCCCCACGATCTCTCACGCCGTCATGACCGGCATCAACACAAATTCTCATTACCTTACCTCATTTCATTTAATCAACAAACTCACAACCACACCGATAATAAAACCAACAGCAACAGCTTTGCCACATTGCCGATTATTATATTTTTTGATTTCAGCACGAGCCTTATCGTCCAGCTCATCCAGCTTTTCACTAAGCTTTTCATCGGCAGCTTTCAGATCTTCGATAGCATCGCTGCAAAAGTTAGCAAGACGGCCCAGCTGTTCTTCGATCCATGCAAAAATTTTACTCATTTCACAAACCCCCTTTCCTGCGTTTGCGGCCACTTATTATTTACAAACTTATTGCCGACCTGGCCGCAGATACTACCGCCACCTGCTACCAAAGCAAAGGTATCGTAATGTTCCCAGCTCATGCCTTTAATAACAAGAAACAAAGTTACTCCAGTAAACAATAAAAACGCCGCTGTTATGATCACCCTTGTCAAACTCGGCCCGAACGGCTCGTGATACAAGCCGCTGATAAACTCTAAAACTTTACCCGACTTCATCGCCTCCCAGCAAAATAAAAAATTCCAGTACAGAGCATTGCTCCATACTGGAATTTTAACTGTTATCAGGGATAGTTTACATAAGTAGCAGTTGAGGAAATTACTTTCCTCAACTGCTTTATTCAAGTACTTTTTTCAATTACTTCTAGGAATGCAGTAATCATTCCTATTTAAAAAAGTGTTGTTTGGTTTTTCTCCCATCGGTCTTTGGCTACAATCTGACGTACCCATGCCTCAGTCAAATCGTATTTCTTTGCCAGTTCTATATAGTTGCCGCCATTAAATTCTTTGACGATCAGGCGATCCCTAGCTGCGCCTGCCACCCGTTCAAACTTAGGGATATATAATGCGATTCCGCCTAAAGAATAGCACAATTCCACAAAATTTTCTACCCCTAAAATTTCTACAGCCGTTAAAATCGTAGGCGGCAGATCACCTATATCGGCCATCAAAACAGACTTCTTAACTTTCGTTTTAGTATCTTCTGTCAAGTTTGACCACCAACCTTATAGCCTCTGGCAGTCATTTTTTTGAGGCCCTCAATCACAGTATTAGCCTCATACTTACGGCCCGGCATTGGTTTGCCTATCAGACGCCTGCAAAAACTTTTGCGCATAGATTCTTCATGCATGCCTACCTCTTTAAAAAGAACAGCCATATAGCGCAGCTGGGCCTCACTGGGTGGCATAGTTCCGTCAGTATTGGCAGTACGCATCGGGATGACCTTCTTCTGGATCGGCTCAAATCCAAGCTCCTTAAATCTGTCCAGCACGCGGCGCAGACCTTCCTGATTAAGCTGCTTTGAACTTTCTACGCCGCCATACAGCAGTAACAGTGACCGATAATCTTCATCCATTAAATCCAGCTTATTTTTAGCAACATGCAGCATAGCCAGCTGACGCATGGTAATTGGCGCATGATCCGGTAATTTGTTTTTCCTCATGGCGGCAGCTCCTTCCTATTGGTTCAATTTTTCAAAATCCGGCTCATACCAGAAAACATCTTCCACTTTTTTCACAGCTCCTACAGCGCTGATTACATCATCCGTCTGCTTTCGCAGTTCGTCTTTATTGACGCTTTCCCTAATGTTTATACATCCGGTCAGCCCGTTTTCTTTCAAAGCCTTAATGACCGCCGCTGCCTTCCTGACGATAATACTGGTACTTTGCCGGAATCCGAGCTGACCAAATGTCATGACCTTTGTTTTACCGTTAAGATCAAATCTATTAGTTTCAGCATAATCTTTGATCTGACGTTCCAGCTGTTCTTTTTCCAGTACCAAAGGCTTGACCTTTTCGTCAACCTTGGCTTTCAGATCTGTAACTTTATCGTTATAATCCGTCTCCAACCTGCAGATCTTATTATCAATCTCTCCCAGCCTGCGCAAATGCTGATCAACTTCATCCCAACTCTGCAGGCCTTCTTCTTTTATTCTCACTCTTGCCATTTAAAATACCTCCTGTGTGATCAGCAGGATCACCACAGTAACTACTATAACAGCAATCACCGTGCCTGCTCTTTGCCAAAATTTTCTCCGGGCCTCGCGTTTTCTAAACTCCTGCAGATAATTTGTATCCAGTAAATTAGTCACGTTAAACCCTCCTTAAATCCTGATTAAATAATTTTCAGCCGCATGAATCATTTCCAGATTGATTTCTTCACCGCTCCTGATGGCAATTTCCCAAGTCATTGTAAAAAGCTTTATTGCACTGCGCAGGCCGCCTGTCTTATTAGCAACTACATGAAAATAATCTATACACTGGTCATTCAGATTGACATCCTGACAGAAGATATTTTTGACATCTTCCCGCGTGATCTGGTACCGCGGCATGCTGAATCCTCTGCAAATGCCTACCCGGCTGAACAGTTGCGCAAACGGCGCTCTATGCTTCCCCAGCATTTTACTGTAAATATTTTCATTCCCGCACAGCAGCACCGCGCAGTTACAGGCATCATAAAAAATACCACGTACAGCTTCCAATGTTGGCAGCCGTAAATGCTGTGCTTCATCAATAATGATCATCGTATTGCTGCCCTTTAATTCACGCACGATCTGTCTTTTAGCAACGGCTTTGTTACTTGTTACGCCTACGCGTCCCAATTTGTATAAAACATCTTCCAGCAGACTTTTAACCGTGCTGGTAACATCAGCTGTAATCAGTATCGCCCACGGATTGCTTTTGGCAAATTCCGTTATCGCCATTGTTTTACCGATCCCGGCATCGCCGTATACAACACCAATATCGCAATGATTCTGCGCATAATTGGCAACAGTGATGATTTCCTCGGCGATACTTGTTTCTACAAAACCCGGCGTTTTAGCGACTGCGCTCTGACGATGCACCAGATCCATCAAAGCAGCTGCCTTCCTGCCAATCTGCTCATTGTCACCTGTATAAGTACCTTTGATAAACATTGACAGTGCCGATGCACTGATGCCCATGCTCTTAGATACTTCTGCCTGACTTTTTCCATTATCTGCCATCCATGCGATCAGCTGACTGCGTACTACTTCCACATCTATTTTTTTACACATTGTTTTGCCCTCTTTCATTTTTATTTTGGCTGCGTTTATTTACTAGATATGAACGATCAAAGCTGAATAAATCATATCGCTATTAGCCGGATCACAGGTAACAGAATAGTAAATCTTCACCTTTTCCTGATTCTCCACAAACTCCTGCAAAGCTTCTTGCAAGCGTTCTTGAAATTCCTTTTTATCCTCACAAAACTCAACAATTTTTGTTTTCATCAGATCCTCCTATTTTAAAAACTTCAAGACATTTTCATATTTGTTCGGCTTCGGTTTTTCAGGCAGCATGTTCTGACCGACTGCAATCAATGGCGATATAACATCCGGCCTTTTCGGTTCTACAGTACCTACAGCCCGTTCTTTGTAAACATTTATAATTTCTTTAATATCCATCGTTTGCGTACTTCTCGCCACCTGTAGCAGCTCATTTTCATACAGAGATTTCTTGATTCTCCCTTTTCTGTGCTGCTCTACAGACAGCATTTCCGTATCTGCACCAACGCCCGGCAGCTCCTGCGGTGTTCTGGCATCGCAAATATAACGATCTTCCAGCGACCATACACTTACGCTGTCCATAGCATCCTCGTTGTAACGAATATAAACCTTCTCACCGTAGCGTAAAACAAGTTCTTCTGCAAAATAAGCTTTTTTCTTAAATGTGATCTGGCCGTTACGTACTACCAGCGGCTGGCTGTGACGTGTAAGCAACAGTTTCATAACGTCACGACCGGCAGCCCGGTATGGCATCCGGTACTTTTCAAAAGTCTGATCAGGATACTCCCCGGCGCGGCCCTTGCCATTGGTCACCCGTTTATTTTTTATAAATTTGAAGTAATCGCCCATGATCTGTGCCGCATCTTCCAGCGTCACCGTCATATGCGGCAGATCCTTTTTTAGTAGCTTCTGCAGATTTTCCGGACGATCTTCTTTTTTAGACGCGCACCAGGTCGGAAACTCACGGCAGATTTCTTCTGCCACGACACGAAACTCGCGTTCGATTACCTTTGCCCTGCCATTAGCCGGTAAGGCAAAATGCACATCCACCTGCAAACTTTCCAGCATGGTCTTTACTTTATCGGCATCAGCAGCACTTTTACGCGTCCGATGTCCTGTCCCAGCAAATTCTTTACTGCAGTAGTCACGCCCATTATCAATATAGATTTCTTTAGGCAGCCCTATCGCAGGATCCAGCGCCGCTTTGGCAAAGCTGGCAATGATCGTGCTGCTGGATGGATTTTCACAAACCATCCATGATACAAACTTCCGGCTCCGCATATCCAGCCACGCTGTCAGCCACGGTCTGACCCACTTACCATTTTTTCCCTTAACAAAAAAGTCACAGCGGAAATGATCGCCTACCCAAACCTGATTAGCCAGTACGGTACTGTTATCGCGTTGCGTATAAGGAAGGCATTTATCATATACTGTTTTAGACGTTTCACGCGCTGCCATCTTTACAGCCTCCGGCAGATCAGCGATGATCCGCTGTACTGTCCGCAGATCTGGTAGCGTCCAACCTTCAACCTCCGCTTTAGCTTCCAGCAGGCGGTAACAATAAGCCACCGACCGCTTTTTGTTATTGAGGTATAAAGCCAGCAAATAGTCATAGGCCTCCGGTATCATCTTATAGCTGCCGCGTTTGCCCATCTTATTTTCAGATGGCAAAAGTCCGGTAACGCCATTATCCCTATAATCCTTATCCCACTTATACAGCGTTGCCCTGCTGATGCCGTGACGTTTCAAAAACATTGGTAAAACATCTGCCTTACTGACACCAACCCACTCCCTGCAGGTTTGCTGCCAGTCTTTCAGCACAGCCAGGCGCTCCATAGCCACAGCTCGCTCTGCTTCTGATACCTTATGATATTCTTCGTCTGCAGACTGCAGTGTTTCGCCTTTTACCTTGATCATGGCCTGGATCTCAGCAGGCAGACAAGATACGCCTATTTGAATCGTCTTTCCACCTTGACCATTACCATCTACATAACGAATCTCTTCATACCAATCGTTATAAACTCTTTTTCGCAAAGCACGTAATGACAAGCCCGTTATAACCGCTAACTCTTTAGCATTTATCCATTGTTCACTTACTTGTCCGGCTAACATTTGCATCACCTGCCAGCTGCTGGCTTTGTTTTACATTTTTCGAACCTGCATATTTTATAGTCATAGGGCTGTTGCCCATTCGTTTACCAACGCACAATACCTTGTTCATGGTCGGCCTCCTTTCATCCGTTCATAGCTTCTGCGCACTTCCTGCTCCTGTTTTTGCAGGTTACGTTTCGCCTGATTGATCTTGCCCAGTTTCAGCAAATATATTTCTTCCGATGTTACCAGCCTGCATCCGCAGGCAGCAGCCATCATTTCCATTAGCGTATAATCGCCTGTCACTTCACAAAAAGCAGGCACAATTTCCAACGGAAAACGGTGATTTTCTTTCGATTCCGCAGTCCAGGCGTTTAACATGGATTCTGTGATCTCCATTCCGCACCGTTCCGATAACTGACCTGCTACTACCCAGCGTTTACAGTCCATGCCTTTCATAGCCTCACTCACAACCTCACGCACCCTTGCGCTCATTGGTTTAGTGCTTGTCTGATAGTCAGGTAAGGCTAAAGTTTCTTGTGATATTTCCTCAATCATGTCAAACAAGTTCGGCATACTAGCCTTACTTTGGTCAAGTTTTCTTTTTTTGCCGGCCATTGCCTCACCGCCTTTATCTGGTTTAAAATATAATCACAATAAAAAAGTCACTATCTTTTTAAAAGAATAAAAAGGAAAACCTGTTTTCCTGTCGAATGTTTATCAATTAAGGATGTGGCCTATTCTTGGTTCTTCTTGGCGGTCAACCTTTCTGATCCTTGAACAGTGTCCGCATCCCTTTTCAAAAATAATGTTTTTTCAACTAGCCTTCACCTCCCATATTTCCATACCTTTACCGAGCGTCGCCGCAATCTCCATCTGGATGCGTTCGCTCTTTCTTCGCCCGGCTACTACATTGGAAACCATACTTTTACTTGCATTGCACTTTTTTGCAATATCAATAAGCAAAATACCCTTGCTTAATAGTGCGGCTCTGATTTCCATAGCCGTCATGTGCAGCCCTCCTTCCATTACGAATAACATATTGCTATCGCTATATCTTTTAACAAATTGCATATATTGTATACACCTACAATTATCACAATGCACATCGCTAAATTTTTATAAAAATCATACATTTCGCAGGTTTCCACTACTACTTCGGAAACCTCCAAATTTTCATTCATCTTCTGCAGCACACGCTGCACTGACTGTACATCTTCGCGCAAAGCTTTTATTTCATCTTCATTATTGCAATTTTTCAAAGCCTTGCGACGCCGATCCACAGCATACCTTTTTCTTTTTTTCATTAAACCTCCTCCTAACGAAAGGTTTTAACACGATGGAATATATACAAGATCAAAAATTTTACCATATTCAAAAGTTCAATAGTACCACGCCGTGGTTACTTAACCAAACATTTTTCTTTGGCGAATCAAAAAATAAATTCTTTGGATTTTATGATACATTTCAATACCAAGATCCCTTGCCAAACGTATTATCTGATTACATCCAATATGCACGTGAAATGATTTTTGAAGAAATACGGCAAAAGCACTTTCCCCATCTTCCATCAAGACAACGGTGCCTTTGGCTTATACCAATTAAGAACGACAACACTCAAGCGCTGGATTATTGGAAAACAATCCTTCTGCAAGATAATACTCCGCATCAAATTTTGCTCTTAAACTGTTCTGGCAAAATACATTACGCAAATCAATCTTTTCTTGATTTACATGTAGGCAACTTTAATTATTTTCGTGAAAAAGCATTCAAATATTGGAGTGGCTTAAATGTAGATACTGTTTCCTCAGATATAGAATGCTTATTTGAAGGATTCGTAACTGTTGAAAAGATCCTATCTTCAACTATTCACACATAGCTTTATCAGAATAGCCTACGTGTGTATATTTGTTTTTTTCAAATACCTCCTGCAATTCTTCCTTAAAAGATTTACGTGGCAATCTACATGTTATGCACTGTTTTCTTCCTATAGCACCAACTGCTTTCAAATGAGCAACCATAATCAGCGCATCTGCAATATCATTGATATCCTCATTACTGAATGCAATAGAATCTTGAAGCTCTATATCATTCGCGACTTTTAAAACATCAGTACGGAATTGTTTACGATGCTCTAATATGATTTCTTCTAGCTGAATCAACGCATCTTCAACTTTCATATTAACCTCCTTAAACAGATTTCCAAATATAAATCCCAAATTACCAAATATAGCCGGACAACTCACAATTTCCCTGGTCGCTAATGACAAAGCGTCATTGTGTTCACACTTTACTAAAATAAAACACCTTTGACATATTGGATGCAAACTACCATTATTCAAATAATGTACCATCATTCCTCCTTCCTTTCTAAAAACCAAAGTTCCTTTTGCTGACCTGCCTCTTGTTCCCCAACAATGTTTTTGCAGCGTCAAAAGTAAACTTGTTTTCAAAATTATTTTAAACTAATTTTAAGTTGAAGTCAACCTTATTTTTACATCAAGGAGATTTGTCATGCAATTTCATGAACGACTTGCAAAGTTAATTGTCGAAAGTAAACTATCCCATAAAGAAATAGAAAAACTTACTGGCATATCTGCTGGTAATATAAGCTATTACCGAAATGGAAAGATTAAACCTTCCTTTGATGCAATTCTTAAATTCGCAAAACTTTTTAATGTTTCCACAGATTACCTGTTATTAGGTATTGGCGAAGAAAGCGATAATATAATCTCGATTTCTGATCCAGATTTAGAATATATGACCTTAATATTAAAGCATATGCTTGATGACCCTGATCCAGATATGAGATCATGGGTACGCCGCCAATTTAAATATGCTTTTAAAGACTATCTTGAAGAATATGAAAAAAAACAGCATGAAATTAGCCCAGAATCTACATCTGACGCTGGTTAAATAGTTCATGCTGTGTATAGTTTTCTTTCCGGTATAATGCTAGTCTATGCCGGATTTTTTATTTTCCTATCACTGTATAATTTTTCTTTTAAACAGTTATATTTATGCTTTTTTTGCATATTTAGTACCTTAGTATATTTTTGTTAAAAATGGCTCTATCACTAGCTCTACATGGTGTTTTCAGAATATTCAATGGTACCTTAGTCCGTCCTCTCCAAAAAAACACACTCAAAAAACGTACTCATTTTCAAACCTGGATTAAACAAGTATTGAAGCGACTTTAAAGGATCTTTCAAAAACTACTTCAAACAACCTCTAAAATCCTACCCGTGTCCACAACCCCCTCATTCGTCCAATTTCAACTGTCGCATCCCTCTTTCAATTTTCCAAATAAAAAATCCCCGAATCTAGTACTATCACTAGCATTCCGGGGATTTCCAGCCTTTTCCAGTTTTTTCCAGTTTGTCTTATATATTCTGTCGTCTTATAGCAGCAGCGGATTTTTTATTTAGAAACAACTATTTTCGCAATAAAGAAATCTCTTTTCCGTTGTAAATACAACTTACTTTAAACTGTAATTATAATATCATAAACATGAAAGAAGTATTTGTCTGCTCTGCCGTTATGGCAGCAACCACAATAACGGAGAAGGAAATCTCCATAATTATAAGGAGTGATATTATGGAACCGAAAATGTTTTGTTTTCAATGTCAGGAAACAGCCGGCAATAAAGGCTGTATGTTTGGAGGTGTCTGCGGTAAAAAACCTGAAACCGCCAATCTGCAGGACCTGCTGATTTATGTGACCAAGGGACTTTCCGAAATAACAACCCGCCTGCGCTCTGAAGGCAAAGAAATCCCAGCAGCCATCGACCGGTTGATCACTACTAACCTGTTCATGACCATCACTAACGCTAATTTTGACGATGACCGTTTTATCGACAGAATCAATGAAACTCTATCCAGCCGTGACGAACTGTTTGAACAGCTCCATGACGATACAGGACTGAGCGATGCCGCTTCTTGGCAATATCGTACCGCAGAAGAAAGGACCTTAAAAGCTGACAAGGTGGGAGTACTGGACACCGGGAATGAAGACTTACGCAGTCTGCGTGAGCTGACCCTCTACGGCTTAAAGGGTATGGCTGCTTACAACAAACACGCTAACGTTCTGGGTTACGCCGATACAGCTATCGATGCCTTTTTGCAGAAAGCTTTAGCAAAAACCTTAGATGACAGTCTGAGTACCGATGACCTGACATCCCTTGTCCTGGAAACAGGCAGCTTCGGCGTCAAAGTTATGGCACTGCTTGATACTGCCAACACTTCGACCTATGGCAACCCTGAGATCACAAAAGTTGAGCTTGGTGTCAGAAACAATCCCGCGATTCTTATTTCCGGACACGACCTGCGTGATTTAGAAATGCTGCTGGAACAGACTGCTAATACAGGCGTCGACGTTTATACCCATTCTGAAATGCTGCCGGCACATTATTATCCGGCTTTCAAGAAATATCCTCATTTTGCAGGCAACTACGGCAACGCCTGGTGGAAACAAAAAGAAGAATTCGAAGCCTTCAATGGTCCGATCCTTCTGACTACCAATTGTCTAGTGCCTCCCAAAGAGAGCTACAAAGATCGTATCTACACTACAGGCTCGGTAGGTTTTTCCGGCTGTAAACATATTGATGGAGAAATCGGGGAAACAAAAGATTTCTCTGCTATCATTGAACACGCTAAAAAGTGCCCTCCTCCCACACAGCTGGAAAGGGGCGAACTTGTAGGAGGGTTTGCACATCACCAGGTCCTCGCTCTGGCAGATAAAGTCGTTGACGCAGTCAAAAGCGGAGCCATCAAAAAATTTGTTGTTATGGCAGGCTGTGACGGACGCAGCCCGGTACGTAATTACTATACAGATTTCGCGAAAGCTCTGCCACAGGATACTGTTATCCTGACTGCCGGCTGTGCCAAATATAAATATAATAAGCTGCCGCTCGGCGATATCGGCGGCATCCCCCGTGTTTTAGACGCAGGTCAATGCAACGACTCCTATTCGCTGGCGCTGATCGCACTCAAGCTGAAAGAAGTTTTTGGCTTGAATGATATCAACCAGCTGCCTATTGTTTACAATATCGCCTGGTATGAACAAAAGGCCGTTATCGTTCTTCTGGCACTGCTTTCCCTGGGCGTTAAAAATATTCATCTCGGCCCTACTCTGCCGGCCTTCCTGTCGCCAAATGTTGCCAAAGTCTTGATCGAAAACTTTGGTATTGCCGGAATCACTGATGTAGATACTGACCTGGAAATATTTTTTGGTAAAAATTAAACCTGCATAAAAAAGAAAAGTGCAGTTAGGGTCGTCCTTTTTTTTTTTTTTTTTTACTTTTTCCATTTATAC